AAAAAAAGGAGGCAGACAGAAAGAGAAGAACTTGATACAATTAAAAGTGACATCGAAGAAATCAAATCACTACTAAGGGAGATAGCAAATGGACCCAGATGATATTACTCTAGATAAACTTTCCAAAAGTTTTGAATATACAAAATTAGCTAGAGAGATTGATTCGTGTGATGATAGGGATACTTTGAAAGATATTGCCAAATCATATGTCAAACTATACCTGAAGCAACAGGAAGTTGTAAGTGGTTTGGGACTTCAAGGAATATAAATATATTTACATCCTGATCTGTACATTATAAATGGCTGAAATTAAAGTCAGAGTAGGTCAACAACCAGCAGTAAAAGTTATATCTTCTCTTGCAGGTGCTCAGGGTCTCTCTTTGGCAGAACTCAGTGATGTTAGTGCTTCTAACTTGCAAAATGGTATGGTGCTTGTTTACAACAGCAGCATCAGAAAATGGGAAGCTACACTTACCCTGACGCCAGGCGCAACGCAGAATTTAGACATCAACGGAGGCAATTTCTGACATGGCAAGTATTATTAGGATTAAAAGATCCTCAGGTACTAGCAAACCAGCAACCCTACAATGGGGTGAACTTGGATACGTAACTGGTATTGGTAGTTATGGTGGTTTAAATCAATACAAGGATAGAGTATTCCTTGGAGATGATGGTACCAACGCCAATCCGATTGGTGGTCATTATTATACCTCTATGATGGAGCATGCTCCTGGAAATATTCCAGCAGCTTCTCATAATGCAAGAAACCAAGATAGAGGTGTTGTTGCCATTATGGCACCAGCAACTAATTCTGGATTGTCTGGAGCAGAATCACTTAAGGTTGATCAGTGGAACGTAGACAACCTAAGGATTGATGGAAATAAAATTTCATCTACCGATACTGATGGTGATATTGTTCTTGATCCACATGGTGCAGGTGAAATTAATATTCCTGATGACACTTTCCTGTCATTTGGTGATGATAAAGATGGTAAAATTGAATATGACGAAAATGGCACTAACGTAATTCGCGTAACTGGTGCTCCTTGGGAATGGAACACCGCCATTACGGTGACTGGACAGTCATTTTTTGGTCAAGTAAGGATTGAAGATAATGTAATTTCAACTACACCAGGTAGTAGCGATACTCTGTTCATTGATCCATATCCTGATGGATTGAGCAATGAGGGAACAGTTGTTGTCAAAGGTAATCTGCAAGTTGATGGTACAACTACAACCGTCAACTCTACAACATCAACCCTGAATGATCCAATTTTCCATCTTGGTGATGTAACTAGCACCAGAACTGTTATGGCAGAAGCCAGCAGTGGTGCAAATTCACTGGTTCTGGATTCTATTGTTGGTATCAACACTGGTGATGGAATTACTGCAGCAGCAGGTATTGCAAATAATACCACGATTACTGCATATAATCCTGGTACTAAAGCAATTACTATTAGTAATGCCACAACTGCTGGTATTACCACTACAACTCAAGTAACTATCACTCACGCTTACGATAGTAATACTGATAGAGGTATTTCATTCTCATTCAATACAAGTTCTGGAGCATCCAATAATAAGGTTGGATTCTTTGGTATGGAGGATGACTCCATTGCCAATAGTGCAGCAGATGCTGACAATCACGGAACTCATGCTGATGACAGCAGAAGATGGACTTATGTTCCCGATGCATCCATTTCAAATAGTATTGTAACTGGAACTAAAGGTTTCCTGGATATTAAAGGTATTTACTATCAGTCTGGCGATTTTGCTACTGGTGGTGTTGTATTCTTTGATGATACTGGTCTTCAGAGATCAACCAATGCTGTTGCATCTCCAGTAATCACCTCCAAGCAGATCTTGACTGCTGTCACAAAAAATACATTGACTCTTGGTGCAAATATTACCGCAGCAACTGGTGATATTGTTAGACAAGATAGCACCAATGCATATGGTGTTGTTGAATCTGGAGTTACTAATAGCAGCACTGTTAACTTGATTGGTGTTGAAGGTACATTCAATACATCAAACAATTTGAGGAGAGAAGGTCAAAGTGGTGCAATCGCTAACCTTGGTTCAGTTCCCAGCAATGTTGCGGTAATATATACTAATAAGCCCCACTGGACTTCAACTATGGATGGGGGCACATTCTGAGGTAACTAATGGAAAATCAAAGTGAAGTGGATGTTAATGTTCTCATTAAAATATATAATTCTAAATTAGCAGCGGTATCGAATCAAAATGTTCTTCTTGAAGCAAAGTTGGCAACTCTGTCACAAGATTTCAAGGAACAAGTAGATGCCCTGCTTGAAGAAAATGCAGACCTCAAAGCAAAATTAGAAGGTTAATATGGCAAAACCGTCAACTAGGCAAGGATTAATCGATTATTGTTTGCGTCAACTTGGTGCTCCAGTGTTGGAAATCAACGTGGATGATGATCAAATTGATGATCTGGTTGATGATACCATTCAATATTTTAATGAGCGTCACTATGACGGTGTTGAGAAAATGTACCTCAAGTACGAAATTACTCAAGACGATATTGATAGGGGAAAGGGAGTAGATATTGCAGGTGGTAACCAAGTAAATGGTAAAACTGGGGTTGGTATTGTAACAACTACGGCAACCTCTACAGGAATTGCTGCAACAACTTTCAGTTTCTACGAGAACTCTAATTTTATACAAGTTCCAGATTCTGTCATTGGAGTAGAAAGACTTTTTAAATTTGATACTAGTTCAATCTCTGGAGGGATGTTTAGTATTAAATATCAAATGTTCTTAAATGATCTTTATTATTTCAACTCGGTTGAACTTCTTCAATATTCTATGACAAAATCATATCTTGAAACTATTGATCATTTGTTGACAACAGATAAGCAACTTAGATTTAATAAGAGACAAGATAGATTATATTTGGATATTGATTGGGGATCGCAGAGTGCAGGTAATTTTATTGTAATTGAATGTTATAGAGCACTTGATCCAAATTCATTCTCTCAAATTTACAATGATAGTTTTGTCAAGAGATATCTGACAGCATTGATTAAACGACAATGGGGAAGAAATCTTAGCAAGTTTAGAGGGGTAAAACTCCCTGGTGGAATAGAATTGAATGGTGGGGAAATTTTACAGCAAGGAGAACAGGAATTGAATGAGATCAAATCTCGTATGACTATGGAATACGAATTGCCACCTCTCGACTTTATTGGATAATGGCACTTAATCCTTTTTTCTTACAAGGGACTGCATCTGAACAGAGATTGGTCCAAGACTTAATAAATGAGCACCTAACTTTTCATGGTGTTGAAGTAACTTATATTCCCAGAAAATACGTCAATAAAAAATCAATTATTGAAGAGGTACAGACATCAAAGTTTGATGATAACTTCTCCATTGAAGCATATGTAAATACTTTTGAAGGATATGGTGGAGCAGGAGATATCCTGACAAAATTTGGTGTAAGTGTAAGAGATGAATTAATTATTACACTATCCAAAGAAAGATTTGAAGATTTTATTGCTCCATTTATGGCAGGACAGGATGATGGAACTGATGATTCTATTATGCCTACTCCAACTCGTCCTAGAGAAGGAGATCTTGTATATTTCCCATTAGGGCAAAGATTGTTTGAAGTAAAATTTGTTGAGCACGAAGATCCATTCTTCCAGTTAGGAAAGAATTACGTTTATCAACTTAAATGTGAACTCTTTGAATATGAAGATGAAATTATTGATACAACTATTCAGACAATCGATACCCAAGTTCAAGATGAGGGATATATTACCACACTTCAGTTAATTGGAATAGGTAAAACTGCCACAGTATTACCATTGATCTCTGGTTCAACTTCAAGTGGTTATGTAAGAACCATTCACCTTAATGATGATGGAAGTGGATTCACTTCAGTTCCAACTATTGGGATATCATCTTCACCAACAGGTCAAGTCGGTGACAATGCCACTGCTGTTGGATTCTTGACAACAAGAGGTAATATTACCTCGATTGAGAAGATTTTGCTAACCAATGCTGGCGCAGGATATGTAACACCACCAACAATTACAATCACTGGAGGTGGTGGTGTAGGAGCAGCAGCAACTGCATCTATTGAAACTACTGGTCAAGGTGTAATTAGATTTGTTGTTCAAGATGGTGGTGTTGGTTACGGCACTGCACCAATCATTACTATTGCAGGTCCAACAGCTAGTGGTATTGCACATACTGCAGTTGGTATCGCTTCTATTGGTCTTGATGGTAGTAATAGTGTTGTCAAATCAATTTACATCAAAGACCCTGGAAGAGGATATAGCAGCGCACCAGCAGTTACAGTCGCAGATCCAGAAACGTTATCGGGTCTTGGAACATATATCTTTAATGAAATTGTTATGGGATCTCAATCTATGGTTCAGGCAAGAGTTAAAGAATATGATCAAGATACCCATATTCTTAAGATTTCTAATGTGAGCATTGGTTCCACACAACCAATTGGATTCTATCCTGGAGAATCTGTAATCGGTCAAACTTCTGGAGCAGAGTATCCAGTCTTTAGTTATGTACAGGATGATACTTATGATAAATATACCGAGAACGATGAGTTTGAAACTCTCGCAGATAATCTTTTAGACTTCACTGAAACCAATCCATTTGGGACATTTTAATGTTAGGAACATATTATTATCACGAAATAATTAGGAAAACTATTATTTCATTCGGAACTTTATTTAATGATATTCATATTCGTCATCAAGATGGTGCGGGTAAGGATGTTAGTGATATGAAGGTTCCTCTGGCATATGGTCCTAGTCAAAAGTTTTTAGCAAGAATAACACAACAGGCAGATCTGAATAAACCAATTCAGATTACAATGCCTAGGATGTCATTTGAAATGACAAACATTTCATATGATTCTACAAGAAAGTCCAGTTTGGTTCAGACCTTCAAAACTTGTGATGATGGGAGTAAGGTAAAGAAAGTTTTTATGCCTGTCCCATATAATATCGGATTTGAACTCAATATTATGTCAAAACTGAATGATGATTCATTACAAATTTTAGAACAAATTCTTCCATACTTTCAACCACATTTTAATTTAACCGTTGATTTGATAGATTCCATTGGAGAGAAGAGAGATATTCCAATTATCCTTGAATCTGTAGGTTTTCAAGATGATTATGAAGGAAACTTTGATACAAGAAGATCCTTAATTCATACGTTACAATTTACGGCAAAAACATATCTGTTTGGTCCTGTTGCAGATAGTAGCGATGGACTTATCCGTAAGGTTCAAGTTGATATGTATACCAGTACAGATATTAAAACTGCTAAACGTGAAATGCGTTATACAGTTACACCAACATCCAAGATTGATAGAAATGATGATGGTGTAATTAATGAAGCAGATCACAAACTGCTTCAACCAGGAGATAACTTTGGTTTTGATGAAGAATG